CTAATTATAATCAACCATCTAATTATAATCAAACTAGACAAGAATCTAATTATAATCAACCATCTAATTATAATCAAACTAGACAAGAATCTAATTATAATCAAACTAGTTATAACCAATTACCTAATTATAACTTTAGTAATTATAATCAACCATATATAACACATTTACCATATAATATTCCAATTACAGAATATAAAACTGATACAATGCAATTGTAAATAGTAAAAAATATATAACTATAAAGGTAATATATAATTTCAGCGATTCCCCTTTCGGTTCTTGACAAATTTGTCTTCTAAAAATTATACATTAATATTCCTTTATTGTTAATATAATTTACTATTTTTTAATAACATTTTATTAACTTTTTTATTAACTTTTTTATTAACTTTTTATTAAAATTGTAATTAAGATTAAAATTATAATTATGCAAACTACTAAGGTAAGATATAATTTCAGCGATTTCCCCTTTCGGTTCTTGACCCATTTGTCTTCTAAAAATTATACCCTAGAATCCTTTTTGTAAAACATAATTATTTTAGACATAAATATTTATTAAATATTTAATCATTTTTTTAATTTTTTTTACATAAAATAAAAATTTTATTATGCAAACTACTAAGGTAAGATATAATTTCAGCGATTCCCCTTTTCGGTTCTTGACCCATTTGTCTTCTAAAAATTATACCCTAGAATCCTTTTTGTAAAACATAACTACTCTCTTTATTTTATTTATAATAATAAATCTTTATATTCCAATCATTTTTTTTTACATAAATAAAATTTGTATTATACAAACTACCAAAGTAGGATATAATTTATACGATTAACATAATCGTTTTCTAACAAAACCTTTTTTAATACATAATTTAAGAAATAAAAATTTTATTATGCAAACTACTATGGTAAGATATAATTTCAGCGATTCCCCTTTCGGTTCTTGACCCATTTGTCTTCTAAAAATTATACCCTAGAATCCTTTTTGTAATACATAATTACTCTCTTTATTTAGAATAATTATTCTAAATCATTTTATCATTTTTTACATTTTTTTTACATTTTATGAAATTTTGCTATTATCATTATTCCTATTATACACAATAATATTCCAATAAAACATTGATAATTTATTTTTTGTTCAAATAAAAAATAACCTGCTACTATTGTAAATATTATATTCAAATTTATTATTATATGAGTATAACTTATATTTGGACTTATTGAAAAAGCTTTAAAAAATATCAATTTTGTTGATATTAAAGCAACACTAAATAATAATGCATAAATTATTAATGAACAATCTAAATTTTCTTTCAATTTATTTAAATAATTTTTATTGAATAATAAATAAATTAAACTAATAAAACCCATTAGTACAAAGCTTAATAATATAAATATTATATTATCATATTTACTATTTCCAATAAATTTTATAAAAATTGTTGTAAATGATGATATTAATGTACCCATAAAAGCAACTAAAATCCATTTACTAAACATTTTTATTATTAAATAAAGATTTAATTAAAGATCTGAATTTATATGCCACCGATGGGATTCGAACCCATGCGGAGAAAACTCCAATTGATCTTAAGTCAATCCCCTTAGACCTACTCGGGCACAGTGGCTTCAAAATATAAATTCAGATCTTTAAGTAAAGATAAAAATAATCATACATAATTAATATTAACAAGTTATCTTTATATACTTTTATTTTCTGTTTGAAGAACTCCTGGATGAACTGTTTGATGAACTGTTTGATGAACTATTTTTATTTTTATTTTTATTTTTATTTTTATCTTTATCTTTAACTTTTGGAACTTTGACTTTACTATATTTATTTTTTATTTTATTATTTTTCTGGTTTTTGTACAGTCCAAAAAACTCAACAAAACCTTGAAACCTAGATTCCTCAGATTTCTTAGAACTATTAAGTTTATTAGGTTTTACTTTAGCACTTACAGCTGATTCTAATGGAACTGTTGAAGGTCCAACTGGTTTCTGACTCATTATTTATATATTAAGAAATATTATTTTTACACCTTATTACAAATAAAACTTCTTCATTTTTATTTATTGGTAAAATATATTCTATATTTTTATTTATTTCTTCAAAATATAATGTTCCTTCATATTTTTTACCTTCTTTTATGTATTTTTTTGTTATTTCTTTGAATTCTTTTACAAATGAACATAAATTTTCATTATATAAATCAATTATATTATTATTTTTCAATTTATAATTTTTTAATTTTTTTACTATATCCAATACTATTTCTAATCTTTCTTTTGTAGAATAAAACATATAAAAATGATTTTATTATTATAGATAAAATTTAATGTCTCAAGATTACGATATTAGAGATGATATGTTACAATGTTTCTGTGGTAATACACCATATGAACACTATTATAATCCATATGATAAAAAAATAATATATTTTCCAAATAATTCAATTAATCAAAAAAAAACTAGATGTTTATTTTTCTTTAATAATTCAAATAGGAATAAATGTAGTAATCCATATTGTAATTTTATACATACTAAAGATAATGAAATTCCAATTAATTGTAATTTTAATAAAAATATTGATGAAACACATAAATTAGAAAATGGTAAATATGGATGGGAAACTAAAAAATCTAATGAACAACGTGATCAAAGACGTATTAATCGTGAATTACCTAAACTTAAATTTAATTTAACTATTGATGTTAGTGATGAAATATTGAAATATGAACCTACTGCACCTAAATATTCTCCTGTTTATACTACACCTACTACTACTAAATTTTTTAACTCTACATTTCAATATTCACCAACAGCACCTACAAATACTAATTTTTTTAATTCTACATTTCAATATTCACCAACTGCACCTACAAATACTAATTTTTTTAATTCTACATTTCAATATTCACCAACTGCACCTAAATATTCTAATACTTCTTACATTGATATTAATTCTTTTCTTGGTAAAAGAAAAAATAATTCTGAAGATATTGAAATACAACCTAGATTAAATCCTGATTCTGAATGGTATGAAAGAAGAAGCAGACATTTAATATTCAATAATGAAGGAATTATTTATTATGTTCATAAATATAGTGGAAAAAAAACTTGGATTAATCCTATTACTGGTAAAACTAATTTACCTGGTAATAATCTTACACCATCTAGTGCTGGATTAATCATTTCTTAGATTTTGATTCAGATTTCGATACAGTCTTATTTGATACTGATTTACTTTCAGATTTTGACATCATCATTAATATACCACCTATTATTCCTATTATTATTATAAATAATAACATCAATAATAATAATGATATATATACTATTGTAAATATATATCCATATTCTCTTTTCCAATCTTCACTACATTCACAATTTTTTTCTTTTAATTTCATTACATAATCTAAAATTATTACCATATAAAAAACACCAATACCACCAACTATTATTGAATATCCTGTTTTCAAATCTAAATTAAATGATTTTATAGGTAAATAATTTTTATATCTTAAATAAGAATTTACTGGTATTAATATTAATAATAATATTGAAAAAATATTTATTATGTTTCTATGCCATAAATCACTACAATCACAATTTTCTTTTTCTAATTCTGTTGTCCACATATACATCGCTATATGCAATGTTATTACTAATACTAATACTATTAAATGTATTAATAATTCTAACATATTTTATTTATAATTAATATTATATATTTTCCAGTTCAGAAATTAATCTATCTAATATTTCTTTTCTTTTATAATGATTTGTTAAACATTTTTTATCTTCAGAATAATGTTCTGGTTTTATTCGTTTTATTTTAAATATTGGTTTTGTCGGTTTTTTATATGGAAAAATATTAGAATTTAAAAATTTACCAAATTCTATTCCATTTTTTAATATTTCTAATAACTTTTTCGTTTTTTCATTTGCTATTGGATTACTTGGTAAATAAATATTATCTGGATACCTAAAATTATTTATATGTAACATATTACCTACATTATTATCTTCAAATTCTGTTATAAATGGATATTTATTATTTAATACATTGAATTTTCCATTATCATCAAAATATAAATACTTATAACCAAAACTATAAAATATATCATTATATTCTCTTAATCTTAAATTTAAACCACCTAACTTTATTGATATTTTTTTATTAAATATCAATAAATCTGTATCATAAATTTCATTTTTATTATCATTTTTATAGAATTCATAATCAAATATTAAACCCGTTCTTTTATTTATTTCTAAAGTTGGTAAATAAGTAAAAAATTTTATATTTTTATAAACTTCCTCTAAATTTTTTTCTGTTAAAAATACTGTTCTACCTAATCTTAAATTTAATGGTCTTACACCATCTTTATTACACTTTAATATATAATTATACAATGCAACTGTATCATAACAATGACATATTTTTTTTCCATTTACTTCTGATTCTATCACTGATAAGTATTTTAATTCTTTTTCTGTCATTTCATTAAAAGGTTTATATGTTAATATATCTACATCATCTAAATCACAATTTGGATATTTTTTCTTATATTTATCTATTAATAATTCACTACTAAAACTTCTTAAAGATCTATTTCTTGAAGATCTTGCTGTTTTATCTATTGTTCCTTCTGAATTTATAGATTTCAATTTTTTATTCACTGTTAAATATCTCTTTTTATATAAATTTAATTTCATCTTATAAGATAATTCTTCAAATTTTATTTTTTTATTAAATTCTTCTAACTTTTCATCTAATTTACTATCTCTTAAACTACTATCTTTTGATACTCTTGATTTATATTTTTCTAAATATTGTGGGATTTTTTTGGGAGGTAATGGAACTTCTGGTAACTCAACATCATCTGGATATATATATTCATATTTTATATCATGAAATATTGACTCTTTATAATATTTTATAACATCATTTAACATTGATATTATAAAATATAATATTTCATCATCACTTTTTTTCTCTACTTCAAAATTTAATTTTAAAATATCTAAATTATCACAATAATCTAGTATAGATACTTCAATATTTGTTAATCTTTTGTATCTTATTGATACTGTTTCTCTTATATATAATAAATCTTTACTTAATAATTTTAATGTATTACTTAAAACTTCTTTTAAATTAATTGTATCATTATTTAACAATAAACATATTATTATTTTTAACTTAAATTCATTTAATTTAATACTATTCTCTACAAATTTATTTTTTCTTTTTTTATTTAATTCACCGAACTTTTCAAAATATTTTTCGGGTTCATCATAATATAAAAAATGATGCGTCGGTGAATACAATGTTTCACATAATTTAGTTATCTGAGGAATATAATAACCTACTTCTAATATATAATTTTTTAATAATACTTCTATATTTTTTAATAAAATTTCATTTATATTTTTAGGTTTTACAATTAACTCATCTAAAAATAAATATTTTAAATAATATTCATTAAATATATTATCTGATAAATTATCCAGATTTACATTTTCAAAAAAATATTTATTAAATAAATAATCATAATCTTCACTTATTAATCCATAATTTTTTTTTATATAAACTAAACATTTTTCTGGTATATGTGTTTGTTTAAAACTATTACATTTAAATTTATAAATATGATTTTTTGGTAATTGCTTTTTTATTTTTTCTAAATCAACTGAACTCGAACTTGAATTTTCTTTTATTAGTTTTTTTAATAATTGAACATATAAAATACAATATTTACTATTTGGTAAAATAGATACTTCTATTTCAGAATTATCATTTGGATCTATTGTTGGATTTTTTTTCCATAATTTTAAATAATCTAAATCTATTGATTTTAAATTAAATATATCATTAATTGTTACATTATTATCACCATTTCCTAATATATATTTATTATTTACTTTATTCCAATTTATTACATATTGGGTTTTTATTTTTGAAACTAATTCATCTAAATTTACATTATTATTTTTTAAATATTCAATATTATTAACAATTAAATAAATTATTACATTATATTTTGAAGATATAGTTTTTGTAGTTTTTTTTATATTTTTACTAAAATTCATTAAATCTGGACAATCTTCTTTATCAATTTCTAATTTTTCAATCCATTCTAAAAATACATTATTATTTTTTTTATAAATTGATTCAAATTGATCAATCACTTTATTTATAGAAGTTTTAACACTTGCAGTTAAATCATCATCTTTACCTATTTTTATAAATTCCATTTATTATATAAAAATATATTTATATTTATTTTATTATGGAATGTTTATTATGTTTTAATCAATATAATAATGATTTATTAGAAAAATGTAAGTTTTGTTATAATTATTTATGTATTAATTGTATTGAACAACTTGATAAAAAATACACTATACAAGATAATACTATTATTTATACATTAAAATGTCCTTTTTGTAGATCTACAATTGTTCATTATGATACTATTAATAAATTTTTTTCATCAAATCAATCAACATAAAAATCTTATTTTTTCTATCTAATAAAAAAAATGATTTAATATGAAAATATAAATTATCTATGGATACTTGTAATGTTTGTATTGAAAAATATAATAAAAAAAATAGATTCAAAATAAATTGTTTTAATTGTAATTTTAATGTATGTAGAAGTTGTGTTAAAACTTATATTTTAACTACAAATTCTGAAAACATTGGTTGTATGAATTGTCATATCTTATGGAATGATAAATTTATATTTGATAATTTAACTCAAAGTTTTTTTAATAAAGAATACAAAGAACATCTTTCTAATATTTTCTTTAAAAATAAATATGCACTTAGACAAAAACTACAACCAAGAGTTGAATTAATAATTAAAAAAAATAATTTTTTAATTCAAAGGGATATAGCAAGTGTTACTAAAAAATCTTTAAGAAAAAAAATTAATACAGAACTTTTTGACAAAATTTATTTTAACTCTATTGAACCACAAGTTAAAAATGTTGAAACTAAATTACTTGAAAAAAGAAAAGAATTTTTCAAAATTGAAGAATATAAAAATAAAAAGTTACCAAAAGAAAATAGAAAGAAATTATATGAGCTTAGGTTACTTTCATTAATTCCGTATAAAAAATATATTGAAGAATTAAAACAGTTAGATAATTCTGTTATAATATTGGAAACATATAAAGATATATATGAAGTTTTTGAAGAAAATAATCCTGAAATTAAAAATGCAACAATATGTTATGATTATTTTAATTTAGCTAGATTAGATTATACACCTAATCAATATTTTTGGGATAAACAAATTAGAAGATCTTCTTTTACCGATATTATAAAAAAATATGGTATTGATTATATCCTTAAACAAATTAATAATCATCATTATATTAATATTCTTAAAACTAATTATCAACTTTATCAAGAACAAATTAATAAATTAAAAGAATTAGATTATTTACTTGACACATTGGTTATTGATAAAAATACTTATTCATATCCTTGTTCAAATAATAATTGTAATGGTTTATTAAAAGATAATAAATGGGATTGTGATATTTGTAATAAAACTACATGTTCAAAATGTTTTGATATTATTTTAAATCAAAATCACAAATGTTGTCCAGATAAAATTAAAACTGCTAAATTACTTATGAAAGATACTAAAAAATGCCCTAAATGCAATTATGGTATCACTAAAATTGATGGTTGTGATGTTATGTTTTGTACTAATTGTAAAACATCGTTTAATTGGCAAACACTTAAAATTTTAACTAAAAATCTTCATAATCCTCATTATATTGAATATTTAAGACAAAATCCAAATGCTAATCGTGATAGGATTAATTTAAATTTACAATGTGTTATTAATCCTGAAATTACTGATTTTGATACAAATAGATTTATATCTATTGAAAAATTTTGTAGAAAAATTCGTATCTTTAATGAATATGAATCAATTGCTTCAACTGGTATTAATATTATTCAATTTATATTACATGTTGGTTGGATTATTGAAAATATTGATAGAATTTTAACTGATATTAATAATAATATTGAAAATAAAATAATATCACATATCTTAGATAATATAGAAATTGAAAAAGTCATTAAAAAAGAAACATTTAATGTTCGTTTTTTAAATGAAAGAAAAAATATAACTCAAACACTTTTTGATGCTATGACTGATATGATTTTTCATTATTCTAATAATGAACTTATGGCACTTAATAATACAATTCTAAATTTAACAGATACTTATACTTATAGTAAATTATCTTTAAAACCTAAATCTTTTTTTGATAATTATTTAAATGAAAATAATTTTATAGAAATGAGAGATAAAATTATAGCAACTAATAATATGATTAAAACATTAACTCAATATTGTATGGAACAAGACTATATTATTTGTAAAACTTATAATCGACGAGTTAAATTAGATATTAAAAGAGGATTGACCTTATAACTTAATAGCTTGAGTATAATAAATTGTTCCTTTTAATTTTTCTTTTTTCTTTTTTAAAAAAGAACGATATAAATTATCCCATACATCACACCATTTTTCTTTTTTATAATTACTCATTTTTAAAACATAATTTGAACTACTTATATATGGTTTTCTTGATGCTTCTTTAAATGCATAACTAAAAATATATACATTTGTTACCATTACCCAATCATAAGCATCTATTGATACACAACTTAAAAACCATTTACATATATCTTTTGGATTTATCTCTAATAATGTCATATAATTTAATATTATCATTAATCTTTCAATATGATGTAAATAACCAGTATTTACTACTTTTATTAAACAATTATCTATTGCTTCTATATTTGTTCTAAAATTATTTTCATACCATCTATTTGGTAATTTTTTTTTATTATTAAAATAATTACTCCGAATTATCTCATCATAATAAAATTCATAACAATATCTCATATATTCTCTCCAACCTACTATTTGTCTTAAAAATCCTTCATAACTCTGAATTGGTATTTTTGCTTTAACTTTCTCTATTTCTTTTATTACATCTAATACTTTTATTAAACCTATGTTTAATGATGATGATATACAAGCATGATATAATATATTTTTTTCATTATTATTTATTATAGAATCTTGATATTTACCAAAATTTACAAATCTTTCTTTTATAAATTTTCTTAAAACTAGAAATGCTTCTTCACTATTTATTGGATATTTAAAGTTTCCATTTAATAAACCATATGTTTTAAATTTTTTTACATATTCTTTTGCTTCGTTAATATAATCTAATTCTTTTGTTTCAAAATTAAAATCTGGAATATTTTTTATTTCACTTTCTTTTAATTTATCTCTATTTAAATTATCATAACTTTTATCTAATCCTTTTAATTTTAATTTCTTTATTGACCATAATTTAAATGTATGATGAAATAACCCACCTTTATATTCTTTTAAATCTTCTATTGAATGTAAAAATAAAGGATTTACATGTATATTTTTTATATATTTAAATTCTTTTTCTAATTCTTTATCAGTTAATCTAAATACATCAGTTATTTCATTTTTATTTAATTTTTCACCAAATTCTAGATAAGTTATATCATAACCTTGTTTTTTCATATTATTATAAAAATATTTCATACTTGCTCTATGAAGTATTAATTTTTGTATATGAAACTTATTAACTCTTAAATTACTACTAAAAAATAAAGGATGTTCATACAATATATATTTATAATTTTTATCTAAATTTTTAAAAAGATTATTTGGAAATAATAAAAACATTTTCTTTTAATATAAAAAAATAAATTATAATGTAATTTATCGAATTAAATAACAAGTTTCAATTTTCCATTTATTATTTTCTAATACTAATTCAAATCTAATAAAAATTACATATTCACTTAAAGTTCCTGGTATTTTATATAAATCTGTATATTCATATCCATATTTTATAAAATCTCTAAAACTTGATGTTATTATTACATCAACAAATTCTTTATTATTATTTTTTTTTATGGATTCTTCAACCGAATATTCTTTAAAATCACCAAATAAAATTGCATATTTACTATTCATAATTATATTTAAACTCTCTTTACTTGTATAATTTTTCATTGGATTGTTTTCTGATATTTCATCTCTTAAATATTTTATTCCATCTTTTTTATCTAAATTTTCCATTAATCTTTCAATTACTAATTTTGAACTAATTCCATAATCTGGAAATATAAATTTAGAAGGTGTAACTTTATAACATAAAGAAGCAATTGATAAACATAAATTACGTCGTGATAAATTTGGTATAATATTAAAACAATTTATAGTTTCTATGAATAATAATAATAATAAAATCGACCTCATTATTATTTATATATAACTAAAAACTTTATGTAAAAAAAATGATTTACTAAATTAACATTTACTAATGAATTGTAATGATACACAAAATATTATTTTTAGATTTTATATTAAAAGTATATTAAATGAACCAAATATTAATAATATGATATCATTTAGAGGTGTAAATCATATTTTTAAATATTATATGGATTATTTCATTTTTAATTATCAAGAATTAATTTTTAATATTATTGATAATCCAATTGATTTTTATAGTAATTATATACATATGTTTAATATTCTAATATTAAATTCTAAAAAATATAATTCATATATAACTAAAATAAAAATATTTAATTTAATATATATAATTAAAAATAGAAATTTTACAAATTTGATATTAAAATATCAAAATCCAGATTATAAATATATTTTACGTAATAAATTAATAAAAAAAATGAAATTAGTTTTTAATGAAATACCTAATATTTATCTTGTTTTTTCTAATTTAAATAAATATAATAATTATATCTCTAATCCACTTAAAATCTAAATTAACACAAAATCATCTTCTTTCTTTAACTCTTCTTTCTTTAATTTTTCTTTCCATTCTAAAAATTTTCCACAATCTTCATATAATTCTAAACATAATCCACCTCTTAATTCAAATTTTCTTTCAATAAACCATTCTAAAATAGTTTTATTTTCTTTTTCTTTAATACAATTTTCACAAATAAAATAAGTTCCATTATAATAATATTTCTTTTTTACAACTGACCAATTACCACAACAACTACACCAGTTATATATATTTTTAATAAAAAAAGATTTTATAAAATTAATAATAAAATTTATCATTTTTAAATTTAATTATGTGTTATCTTTTTACACCCTGATATATTTATTTTTAAGCAAGGTATTTCATATTCATCTATTTTACCTTTAATCCAATCCGGTATTCTAATATCTTTTTTTTTTATTTTCTTTACCATTTCAATATATTCTGGAATTTTATCTTTTTCTAAATTATCTGGTATAAAATATACCTGTTTTGGTTTCATATATCCTTCTGAAAAAATACCTATTATCTTATAAATTACATTAATTGTATTAAAACCTACATTTATCCATTTTTTTATTATAACTGAATTATCAATTGAAATTTTATCAAATTTTGAAAATTTAACATAAGTTTTATTTATATCTTTTGAATATACTATATCATGTTCCATATATCTCATAAATTCTTCTGTTCTATGTTCATATAATGTCATATCACATGTTTCTGTATTTGAAAAAAGAACATCAAATTTTGATACGATTTTTTTAGGTAAATCTGGTCTTTTTTTTAATTTTTCAATATTTAATAGTATATCTTTATTAAATAACGAATTATCAAATTCTATATCTATAAAATCCATATATTTTCTTTTTTTTAATTGACTTTCTTTTAAATCATAAATATCTATTAATGATTGCATCCATGGTGCCATAGTATTATTTATAAATTTTTTATAATCTACAATTTTACCCCAAATTTTTTCATTTAATGTATATGGATAATTTATATCTAAATATGCTGGATATAAATTAATAGTCATTTCTATATCTGGATAAAAGTTATTATAAATACTTTCATAATTTTCTGTTAAAACATTTCCATGTTCATCATTTGTTGATACTATTATTCCTTTATAATTATCCCAAAATGTATGTTCATTTATTTTTTCTATATTATTCCACTCATTTTGTTGAACTCTCATTACATCTTTTTTTAATATTTCACTTCTTGTTATAATTAAATTTCCATTTAATTTTCTTAAATATTTCTTTGTATTTGCATAATTCCATGCTTTTCTTAAAGAACCTGTTGTATATACACGTCCTTTATCTTCTTCTTTATTTATTTGACCTTCCCAAATATCACCCGTTGTATATTTTAAATATTCTTTATCTAAATTATTATTTTTTTCATGTTTTAATGGATATAATTTATTTTTTTTCAATATATTATAAACATTTTCATTTGTAGGAGTTCCATGAAATTCTGGTTTTATTGATAAATCTGGTAATTCTTCCCATTCTTCACCATTCCATTTACACATAACAACAATATAATTGATTCTAATTTGAACTTTAAAATCTTCTAAATAACCAATTAATCCTTTATAATATCCTAAAGCTTTTTCTATCTCTAAGATTGTATTTATTCTAAATAAAGAACATAATCTATATATTAAATATTCAATAGCATTAGCATCTACTGAATATTCTTTTTGATCATTTCTTAACCATAAAAATCTTATTTGTTTATTATCTTCATTTTTAATATTTCTATCTAATAACCATGAAAAATCTGTATTTAATCTTGGTTTTCTTTTACCATACATTATTCCAGATTTTATAATATCACCATTTTTTAAGTGTTTTTCTTGTTCTTCACTTAATTTCCATTCATCTTTATTTTCTAAACTATTTGTAAAAACATTTGGATGATTTATTTTTTTATTTAAAACTAAATATGGACTTAAACTTTCTATCTTTGTATCACAATCCCAATTTATATTTTCTTTATCAAGTAAATCTGAATATTTTGATTCAATCATTAAATTATTAATTGGTAATGTTGTTCCACATAATCCTCTAATATTTAAAAATTTTTTATCAATTTTTAAATTCTCTTTAAAATAATAATCCATATCATCTATTTTATATTAAATCATTTTTTTATATATAAAAAAAATGATTAAATAAAAATAACAACATAATATGAATAAAATATTTAAATATACTGATTTTAATACACATGTATTTATTTCTGATTTTGAATTAGAATTTACATCTGATAATAATTTATTTGATATTAGTATATCTAAATTAATTACTCATGAATCATTTCATACAATTCAATTTATATTTAATTTAAAAAACTGTGAAAATTTTAAATTAAATTTTAAATTTACTAAATTAATTTCTAAAATATGCGATTTTACTTTCAATCCATCTATTTGTGTTCATAATAAAAATATTGAATTTCCTGAATGTACTTATAAATTATTTAATATTAATCAAAATACACAAATTATGTTTAATGAATTTAAATTAGATAAACTATTTGTCTGTTTTCGTTTAGATAATTATAATAAAAAAAGAAAAATTGAAGAAACTTCAATTAGAAATGGATTTAATGAATCTTATAAAATTTTAAGAAAAAACACAAATGTTATAATTCATAAAAATCATACAATGGGCTATCCATATTATCTAAGTGGTTATAATAATATAAAGAAACTTTCTTTTTCTGAAAGTTTATATAAAGATTATTTATCAACACATGATAAACTTTTAATTAATAAATATGAAAATGCTGGACTTAATAATGCACTCTATATTCTTAAAAAACATCCTTTATTTTATAACAATTATAAATCTAAAAATTTAAATTCATCTATCATTAAAAAATGCGATAGAGATGTTCTTGTTGATTCAAATGCATTTAATACTGGATTACTTACAATTGAACATATTAATGATAATTACATTTCACGTATTATTGATTGGGATAATGTAAATGAAAATATTATTGTAGATTCATTGTTAATTAAAGAATCTATACAAGATATGAAAGGTGTTATTGCAATTGTTCCTTATTATAATGATGGAAATAAATATTTATGTTATGGAATAATAGTTTCCTCTTATATATTAAAAATTAAAATGAAAAATGATTTAAGTATTTGTGTAGATGATTCAGATTCTAAAATTAATGATGTAATAATGGTTAATTTCTATTATACTGACAATATTAATTATGTTATGACTATTCCTTTAAAAGATATCATATTAAAAGCCTATATTAAAGAAGATACACCACTATTTAAAAAATCTACACCTTTTGGTATGATTATTGAAAATAATAAATTAATATACAATTATTATAAATTTAATTATCAACATCAAGGTAATAAAGTACAATTACCAATGTTTGATGAAAAAATTACATTTGGGTTTAAATATCCTGAATTATATAGTGGTTCTAAAATCCACAATTAATAATATATATAACATTGCATAACTATAAATAAAAATACAATAGGTAATATTATTTTTATTAATATCCTACTAATTTTTTTATTTGATCATTTATTACTAAATTTTCAATTTTTTTTATATTTGGAAGTATTTTATTAAATTTTCTTGGATAATCTGGAAATAATTTTGGATTAATTGGATTATGACCAGTTGTTCTATTTTCTTCAAAAGCTTTAATTCTTTTTTTTAATATTGCTTTTCTACAATATTTTTTTGGATATAAACAAACATAATGAACACATCTTGGATATAATTGTAATATTTGTGGTGGTAATGGAGCATGAATTGTTCTAGAATCCCATAAAACCATTGATCCTTTTGGACATTTTATTACTTTTAATTCACAACCTTTATTTTTAAAAAAATTTATTTCTTCATCTGTTAAAATATGCCAATTTGTTTTATTTTGAATATTAACGTCTCTATGATATTTATTTGAATTTTCTAAAAATATTAAACTTCCATATCCTTCTTCAACATCATATGCAGTTATCCAAGATTGAATTGTTTCTAATTCATTCCTCATAAAAGATTGATCACAATGCAAATTAAAATTTATTTGATTTTTATTTGGTTTTTTCAATGTACATTGAATATTATATGAACAACCATCAAATGAACTTAACAATTCATCAGTATTATATATTACTTTATATACTTCCATTGCTTTAATACGTAAGAACCAAGATATATCACTATGACCAATTCCATATTGTTGAATTAACATTGTATGTAATCTATGTAATTTATATATAGATTTATATGTATCTTTATTATTTCTATCAATTGGAATATCTAAAAATTTACTTAAAAACTCTAAATTATTCCACATGCCATCTCTCATTAATTGTATTTCTTTTTCATTTAATAAATCAACAATACAAACACCATATTTTTCTAAATATTTTGTAATATCAGAATAATCTTTACAATAATATTTATCATATTCATATTTAAAATCCATTATATTTATAATGTTAATAAAAAATCATTTTTTTTTATAAAATATTTTTTAAATCTTAAAAAGATCTTTCTGTGAAAAAGATCTTTCTGTGAAAAGTGATCACTCTTAAAAAGATCTTTCTTAAATATTTTTTTTTAAATATAAAATTCTTTTTTAAATATAAAATTAACTTTATAAAATTATTTTTTAAATTATAAAATATTTTTTATATTTTAAAATATTTTTTTTTAAATATAAAATTCTTTTTTAAATATAAAATTATCTTTATAAAATATTTTTTTAAAATATAAAAATCTTTTTAAATCTTAAAAAAGATCACTCTGTGAAAAGTGATCACTCTTAAAAAGATCTTTCTGTAAAAAGTGATCACTCTTAAAAAGATTTTTCTGTGAAAAAGATCACTCTTAAAAAGATCTTTCTGTAAAAAGATCACTCTTAAAAAGATCTTTCTGTGAAAAGTGATCACTCTTAAAAAAAGATCACTCTTAAAAAGATCTTTCTGTGAAAAGTGATCACTCTTAAAAAAAGATCACTCTTAAAAAATCTTTTTATAAATATAAAATTATTTTTAAAATATAAAATTATTTTTATAAAATATTTTTTTAAAATATAAAAATCTTTTTAAATCTTAAAAAAGATCTTTCTGTGAAAAGTGATCACTCTTAAAAAGATCTTTCTGTGAAAAGTGATCACTCTTAAAAAAGATCACTCTGTGAAAAGTGATCACTCTTAAAAAAAGATCACTCTTAAAAAGATCTTTCTGTAAAAAGATCTTTCTGTGAAAAATGATCACTCTTAAAAAAATATCACTCTTAAAAAATCTTTTTATAAATATAAAATTATTTTTAAAATATAAAATTATTTTTATAAAATATTTTTTTAAAATATAAAAATCTTTTTAAATCTTAAAAAAGATCTTTCTGAAAAAGTGATCACTCTTAAAAAGATCTTTCTGTGAAAAAGATCACTCTGTAAAAAAGATCACTCTTAAAAAGATCACTCTTAAAAAAAGATCACTCTTAAAAAGATCTTTCTGTAAAAAAGATCTTTCTTAAATATTTTTTATAAATATAAAATTATTTTTATAAAATTATTTTTTAAATTATAAAATATTTTTTAAATTTTAAAAAAAGATCACTCTGTAAAAATCTTCTTAATTGTAAGTAATATCTTTTTATTTACAATGATCTTTCTGTAAAAATAAATAAAAAAAATACATTTAATTATGAATTGGAAATATAAAATTATTTTATTAATCTAATTGGTGTTCTATTTTTCATTTTACTCCATTCTTCTAAAATTTCTTTAAATAATTTTTCAAAATCTGAATGTTGAGATTCAGGATATTTCTTTTTTAAATATCTTAATATTTCATCTGAAAATATATCCCATTTTAATTTTTCAATATTAGTTACTGGTATTTGAATTTTAATATTTCTCTTTTTTTTCATAATATATTCAATCCACTAGATATATTATTATCTATACTATAATAATAATTATCTGGAACATTTTCATTATTCATTTTTTTCAAAATATTTAAATTATTTAATTTTACATCATTAATATAACCTAATATTAATCTTTCTGTTTTTGAAATTACAATTGGTTTTTTTGCCCAATAACCAATACAATGTAATTCATTTCCTAATATATTATTTAAACGAACAAATCTTAGATTTTTATTTTCTAAATAATCTATAAAACGATTACTCCAAGTTGAATTATTATTCCAATTTGCTGAATCACTTAAAAATAAATCTAAAACTGGATTTAAATTAACATAATTATCATTACATAATGTTCTAATATGACTTAATTCATGATTAGAATAAACTTTTTGTGTAAATGGATTTAATGGATATCTTGGTAAAGGATTATTAGATTTTGCATTATTTAAATCAGTTGTCATATTCTTTATTAGAAAAAATAAATCAAAACAACTATTATCTTTGAATATTACCTTTCTCCAATCCTCTAACTCTAACCAACTATCTAATGATTCTGTTGTTACTAAAAATGGCTCAAAATTACATTTCTTTTCAAATAATTTACTTTTTTCATCTCTTTTTTTTGATAACATATTATCTTTAACTTTTTTAATTGTTTTTATAATGGAATGTGTGGATTTAGTTTGATTTAAATAAAATCTATGTTCATAACTAATAAATAATATTTTATCATTTTGTTTTATAAAGTATAACTCTGTTTTATTTACATCATAAACTAAATCTAATTTTATAAATTCATTTATAAAAAATTCTATTAAATTTAAACCAATACCATGAATACACATATTTCCTTCATTTGCAGATTTCACTTTATCTATTACAAATTTATATGCTTTCTTTTCTGTATTATTTAAACGTTCTAGCTTTACAGATAAATCTGATAATGCTTGAATTGATTTTTCAAATATTGATGAATTATTTGTATTATGAGATGTTATTTGATTAAAATAACATATTCTACCAGTATTACATATTTCATATAATACATCAATTGTATTTTTATAAATAGTAGTAAAATTAGATTGTTCTTTTTTTAATTTAATAAAATATTCCTGGACTAATTTGTGTAATTCTGGATGTTCTTTAATATATTTTTCATCTACTTTATCTTTATCAAATAAATCTAACTCTAATGCATGAGGATTTTTATTTTTAAATCCATCAGACTTAATAAATAAAAGTAATTCTTCTGTTGAAAAACAATAACCATCTGGAGTTCTTAAAAAATCTTTATTAGGAATTTCATGAACATCATTCATTAACATAAATGTTATATCATTTTTACAATTTCTTTTTTTACAAACAGGATCTGGTTTAGTTAAAACAACTTGATTTACTTTATTTTCCTCTTTAATCCAACCATTTTTTAAAGCTATCTTATATAATTGAGAACCTATCTTTATACAACGATTAGTATGTGTATTAAGTACTTTTCCATTTGAACATTTTTTTTCTATTTTTTCTACTTGAACACCATCTTTTAGTAACTTTAAATGCATTGCACCATTTTTAGTTATACATCTATTTGTTAAAGGATTTAATACTTTTCCTTCTGGACATATTTTGTTCATTATATTTATTTTTTACAATAGAAAATAACTTATTAATTATAGAATATTTAATTTTATTATAATTTGATCTAGTGTTTATTGGAGAATAATAAGTTTTATAAAATTCATTTAAAATATACTTTATTTCAAATTCATTAAACATTAATAAATTTAAAGTATCATATTCGATCCAATTCATAAAATTTTCAATACAATATTTTACTTTAATTTCATTAAATTCTTTCATATTAATTATATCTGTATATTCATTATAAATATTATTATTATATTCAAATAGAAATTTATTAATATAAATCTGTTCAAAATCTTCTTTAGTTAATTGAAAAATGTTCATTTAATAAAAAAAATAAAATAAAATAATCATTTTTTTAACCAATTTGTTTTAATTTAGTAAAAATAAATTCTTCATAATAAATAATCCTAATAAACATTTAGGTATCTTTACTTACTAAATAATTAGCTAATAATTCTAAAGCATTATCGGTAACATTAAAATTTTTTAATATATAAAACATTGTTAAATATTCTGTTTTTGTAATAGTATTTCTATCTAATATAGTTTGCATTAGATGTTTCATATCACTTTCTGATATCCGTCCATCACCTTTACCTTTAATTTGATTTCTTGCTAAATTTAATAAATCTCTGTCATAATTAATACCATCGATTTTTTCATAATAACTCATATTTAAAAAATGATTTTATCTATCTATTTATCATTAATAATGGATTTTTTTTATGATGATTTTTTATATCTAGATAATTATGAAACTAAAAATTTTGAAATTGACAATAATAGAAAAGCATATAAATATAATTTGGATTTAATTTCAGATAATAAATTTAAGAAAAGAATTATTAAAAATAGATTAAGTGCAGAAAAATCTAGAAAGAAAAAAATGTTAAAACTAGAAAAATTAAATGAATTAGAAGTAATAATGACAAATATATCAGAACAATTAAATTCTCTAGAAAAATTAGTAAATAATTTTGAAAAAATGATTGAATTATATAAATAAAAATATAATGGTTCAATCGAATGCAGTAAAAAAGTTTTTTTGGGTAAAAAACTTTCTAGATAATAGTGCAAATTTTAATGAAAATATAATTTCTATAATATTAAAATATTATTGGGATTTATTAACTGATAAAAAAAAAATATTGAAAGACTGGATATCTATAGATGATTTAGATTTAGAAAGTTTAAATTTAAATTATAATGCAATTGATTTCTTTATTGATAATCCAGATAAAATGACTTTAAATGTAATATGTCAAAATGAAAATCCTAAAATTCTTGAATTATTAGAAAAAATTAATTTACCAGATGATAGTGAAATTTGGTTTAGTATATCTAAAAATCCAAATTTAATTAGTATTATTGAAAAAAATTTAGATAAAATAGATTGGTATTCATTATCAGAAAATTCTAGTGCTATTAAGTTACTTGAACATAATATAGACAAAATTGATTGGTATCAAATTGCTTTAAATCCAAATGCAATTGATATTATAGAAAAAAATTTAGATAAAATAGATTGGTCAATTTTATCTAAAAATGAAAATGCTATAAATTTATTGAAATCTAATCCACATAATATAGATTGGCGATCATTTTCACAAAATGAAAATGCAATTAATTTATTAATGGAAAATCCAATTAATATTGATTGGGAATACTTATCTTTAAATTCTAATGCATTATTACTAATTAATAATAAAATTAATGAAGAAAAATTATTAAATAATGAACAATTCGAGTTATTAAATGAAAAAAATAAAATAGATAATTGTTATTTATGTTTAAATACAAATCCAAGAATTATAGAAATACTTGAAAAATACCCAGATAGAATAAACTGGGATATGTTATCACAAAATCCAGCAGGAATTAATTTAATAGAAAAAAATAAAGATAAAATAAATTATGAATTATTAAGTTTAAATCCTGCAATATTTATGGATGAGTTAATTCCAAATTATTAATTTCTATATTTAAATCATTTATTCTTAATTGTTGTGAAATTATTATTTTTTTATATTTCTCAAATTCTAATTGATAATTCCATATTTTATCTAATATACTATTTGTATATAGAGTATAAACATATAATTTATCCATTTCTTTTTTTTTTTCATTTATTAAACTGGAAATATAAATTTCATTTTCTGAAATATCAATATTAGATTTATAATATTCAATGGCTATTTCTGGTGTAGCAGCTAATATAATATTATATATAATATTACGATATTTATATTCTAATTCGTGATTGTATTCACAATCTTTATTATAACAAGTTATTGAAAATTTACATAATTTCTTTTTTTTATTTTTTTTACGAAAACTTTGATAGATATTATAAATTAATTTTCTTTTTTCATAACAAATATCATGTTTAAATGGGCATTCTTTATTTAAACATGTTAATTTATTTATACAATTTTTATGATAAGAAGCAATTTTTTAATAATTTATAATTTATAATTATAATAATCATTTTTTTTAATTAGAAAAGAACCGGTTGAAGATTTTTTTGAAGTTCTTCAACACGAATAGCAGATGCAATATCTTTTGCTCCCATTACATTAGTTTTATCAGAATTTTTATCAACTTTAAACCTGAATGGAATAATCAATTTTTCAGTATCAACATATTTAAGTTTAGATACTTTAGAATTTGTAGATGCACGATTGCCATACCCAATACGTCCATTATCATAATCATCACCACCACCACGGGTAGCACCACGAGTAGCACCACGAGTAACACTACGAGTAGCACCACGAGTAGCACCTTTACTACAATATTCTTCTTCTTCTTCTTTTTCTTTTTTGTCTTCAAGAATCATAATAGTAATGAAAAACAAACCAGTATTATCAGTAGTTTCTTCAACACCAGCTTCAATTTCTTCTTTAGTCAAAACAGCATCTCTATCTTTTGCAGTTTTAAGATATATTTGAAACTTAGCATTGGCATTTTGATCAATTCTATAAGTTGAAAAGGTATTAGCAGGAATATGCCACATTTTTCCATCACGTTCGATATTATAAGGTTCTGAACTAAGATTATCTTTATACATTGGGTTTTCTTTATCAATAGCAAATCCAATACCATAAGTATAATCATACTCATTATCTTCATCATTATTATAAACTTGAACATTACTAATCTTAGATACAATTGGAGCTTCTTTACCAACAACTTTGAATGCAGTATTATTATTACTAAATTTAAGTTCGCTCATTTTAAAAGTATCCCTAATATTGTAATTCATTCTAGAATCGTTCCCATTAATTTTAGAATCTTGACCAGCCCCAAATTCAAGATTGAATTTGACATTGTAATTGTCACTTTTGAAGTTAAATTCAAAGAAAGAGACAGGGTTTTCTGAAATAATTGACATTATATAATTATTATATATAATGTAATCATTTTTTTATAAAAAATGATATAACAATTAAAATTATTAGTTAATTAAAATGAATGATGAAAATAGTTTAATGGGTAAATTATATTATACTAATTTTGAAAAAAATTATGTTCAAGATTTAAAAACTTATATTGATAGAAATGACTATAATATTGAATATGAAGAACAAACAATAAATATTAATAAATTTATTGCAAGAGTAATAATTACTAAAAAATTAAATATAATAGAAGAATTTGAATGGTGCGAACCAACAAATAGTAAAAAAAATGCTAAACAAATGGCGGCAAAGATTGTTTTAAATAAAAAAAATAATAATGAAAATGATATTTTAATAGAAATTAGAGATTTATTAAAAGATATTAGAGATAAATTATAATTATTTCATAATTGCTTTAATTTGAGAATGTGAATTATAATTTTTTAATATAAAATCTTCATATTTTAAATTATTTATCCATTTTATTTTTTCACCAATAGAACTTTCTAATAAGGGAACTTCTGAATTAATAATTAATTCAATATTATTTTGAATAATATCACGTGTATTTTGTTCATTAACAGCAGAAATATGTTCTTCATATATATGCGCATCATTAATAGCAATTGCTATATTATCTGTTTTAATATGAAGTATTTTAGCAATAATATGTGTTAAAATAGCAGTACTAGCTATATTAAATGGTAATCCTAAAAATAAATCACTACTCCTCATAGTCATTAAACATGATAAACCTTTTTTATTTTTATAAAATGTATATAAAATATGACATGGTGGTAAAGCCATTTCCGATAATTGTAATGGATTCCAACCTGTTAAAACTGCTCTTCTTGAATTATTAGGTTTTAATAATTCTTCAATCACATATTTAATTTGATCAATACCATATTGATCACCAATAGAATTATATTTTTTACCAAATGTTCTCCATTGCCAACCATAAATAGGTCCTAATTCCCCTTCTTGATAATTAAATAAATTATTACTATCTAAGAATTCCCTAGTGGAATTACCTTTCCATATATTTACATTTTTTTGTTCTAATTCTTTAGAATCAACGGAACCTTTTAAAAACCATAATAATTCTTCTAAGACACCTTTAAAATAAACTTTTTTTGTAGTTAATAATGGTAAATTTTCAATATTAGTAAATTTTAACATTAAACCAAATTTACTAATAGTATTACCATTTCGTGTTTCTACTTTTTCACCTTCATTCAAGGTATCTTTAAGTAATTGTAAATATCCTTTTTCGTTTTCGTAATACATAATTATTAATTATGATTAATATTCATTTTTTATATATTGGTTCTTCAAAAGGTGTAAATATTGAGGTAAAATTAAATATATTTGTATTATTAATATCATAATAAACTTTATGAGAATAAATAATATTTCTTAAATTATAAAATAATTCAATAAACCATAAATCTTTATCATTTATTGTATTAGGTGTAGTTAATACAATATTATTACTTATATTATAATGTGTATAATTTGTATCTGGTAATAAAATATCATTTTTATAAACATATTTTAAATTAAAAGGTATTGTAACATCATCTATTTCATTATAAATCAATTTTGTTTTTAATAAAGTTTTTGTTTTATAAATATTATTTGTAAAAATATTTATTTTTTTATTGGATTTATTAATACTTTTTTTATTATATAAGATACTTGAAAATTTATTATTTTTATAATTAACGTTAATATTAATTTTATTTTTATTAAGGCTATAATAAAAAGTATTTATTTCAAAACAAGTTATATAATAAATTTGTAACAATAATAAAATTATAAAGATCATTTATTAAAAAATGATTATTAAATTTTTAAGATAATTAAAATGAATTTTATTGAAATTGATTTTAATAATGAAAAACATATATCATATATTTTTCAATTATCAAAAAGAAATAAGTTTTATTTAAATGATATTTATAGTTGGTTATATTCAAAAAATGAAAAAAGTAGTTTTAATAGTTGGAATTTATATTATTTAAATAACAATAATCCAAATATAATAAAGTTTCCATATTGGAAAGGTCTATTGTGTATATTAGATAAAAAAGTTATTGGTTTTATAATATATTATGAAAGACATTATATTAATGATATTGGTAATTTTCTATCAATTGAATTTATGTTAATAGACAAATTATATCAGAGAAATGGATATGGAAATTTAATAATAAAATATTTAAAAGAACAATATTATGATAAAAATTATATATCAGTTTGTATAGAAAATAAAAATAAATATATTGATTTTTATAAGGATATTGGTTTTATTGAAGTAAGTAAAAGTGATAATGAATTATGTTTAAAACATTATAAAGAATTTTCTTCATTTATAAAAAGAAATGATTTTTCTTGGTTATATTTAATAAATAAAAAATATAAAGATTAAATATTAAATAATATTAATGAATAGCAATTTTATAATTGAAAATGATATTATTATAAATCAACAAGAAAATATAAATCAAGTTTTAAACAGTAGTAATTTATTTATAAATAATATTGTAAGTAATTTGGAAAATATATTAAATAATACACCAGTTATTGGTTATCATGCTATTTCAATTAATATGAATCTAAATAATATAATTGAATTTGATGATGACTTAAACCCAAGAGTATATGCATGTTCTACATGTTTACAAAAATTTAATAATAAAAATAAGTATTTTTTACATTTTAATGAATGTAATAAAGTAAATAATTTACAACTGGAAGAGTGTCCAATATGTTTAGAGAATATTGAAGATAATAATAATTATCATTGTAATCAATGTAAACAATTAATAGGTTGTAACAGTTGTATAAAAACAATGCTTTATAAAAAAAATATCAAGAATAATATTTTTCTGGATAAAAAATTAAATGTATCATTAGATTGTCCATTTTGTAGAGTTAAATGTATTTTTAATTTAGAATTAAATTCTATTTCTAATAATAATAACTTTGATATTAGTAATATAAAACTATTATTAACTAGTTACAAACATAAACAAAGAAAAACAGTTTATATTGATGAAGTTTTAAAGTTCATAGAAAAATGTTAAAATATATAAAAAGATATTACTTAATGGAAATGAAAATGGAAATGGAAATGGAAATGGAACCAAAAAAAGTAAAAAAAGTATATAAACAATTGTTATGCTTACATAACAAAAGAAAAACAGAATGTTTTATATGTGGTGGTAAATCTTTATGTATTCATCATAAATTAAAATATTATTGTAAAAAATGTGGTGGTAAAGCATATTGTATTCATAATAAAAGAAAATCAGTGTGTTTTATTTGTGGTGGTTCTGGTTTATGTTTTCATAATAAAAGGAAAAGTGAATGTAAAGAATGTAATCCAGATATAATTTGTCGACATAATATAATTAAAATAAATTGTATAGAATGCACACCAAGTAGAAAATGTATTCATAATACAAGAAAAAAAACTTGTAAAATTTGTAATGTAAAAAAAAATAATAAATGTTTTTTAAGTGAAGATTTAATTAATTATGAAAATTATATAAATAATTATGGTTATAAATAAATAATAATGAAATATTGTGAACATAATAAAAAATATTATAATTGTAAATTCTGTTATCCAAAAATATTATGCGAACATGATAAAAAAAAATCATCATGTATTATTTGTTCAAAACAGTTAGTTTGTGATCATAATAAAAGATATTATAATTGTAAAATTTGTTATCCTAAAGGTTTCTGTGATCATTATAAAAAAAAATCATCATGTAAAATTTGTTCAAAACATTTATTTTGTGATCATAATAAAAGACGTTATGAATGTTATATGTGTAATGATAAATTAATTTGTTCCCATAATAAAATAATTAATTATTGTCACATCTGTAATCCAAAAAGTTTTTGCGAACATAATAAAAGAAAATATAGATGTAAGATTTGTAAAGATAATAAAATTTCTGATTTTATTATTAAAGACTTTTTATTATTATGAGACAATTATATTGTCAGCACAATAAATACAAAAAAAAATGTTCATTGTGTAATCCAAATTTTTTTTGCGAACATAATAAAAATAAAAAAAATTGTAAATTATGTTCTCCTAATATTACTTGTATTCATAATATAATTAAAAGAAATTGCAAATTTTGCAATTTAAATTATTATTGTAATCATAATTTAAATAAAAAAAAATGTCCAATGTGTATTCCTAATAGATTTTGCGAACATAATAAAAGACGTGATAAATGTAAAATTTGTACTCCAAATTTATTTTGTTTTCATAATAAAAGAAAATCTGATTGTTTTATCTGTAATCCTAATAGTTTTTGCGAACATAATAGAAGAAAAAGAACTTGTAAAATTTGCAATTTAAATTATTATTGTAATCATAATTTAAATAAAGAAAGATGTCCAATATGTAGTCCTAATCTATATTGCGAACATAATAAAAGACAAAATAAATGTAAAGTTTGTACTCCAAATTTATTTTGTTTTCATAATAAAAGAAAATCTGATTGTTTTATCTGTAATCCTAATAGTTTTTGCGAACATAATAGAAGAAAAAGAACTTGTAAAATTTGTGTTCCAGTTTTTAATATAAAAGATTATTTAATATAATATTATTATAATGATTTGTATCCATAATAAAAAAAATTGTTCTTACTGTAATCCTAAATTTTTTACCAACATAATAAAATAAAGAAAGATTGCAAAATTTGTTATTAAATATTAGAATGTCTTGCGAACATAATAAATACAAACAAAATTGTAAAATTTGCAATTTAAATTATTTCTGTTCTCATAAAGTAAATAAAAAGAAATGTCGAATATGTTATCCACATCTATATTGTGAACATCACAAAAGACGTGATCAATGTAAAATTTGCACACCAAATATAATATGTTCTCATAATAAAAGAAAATCCAGTTGTTTAATATGTTATCCAAAAATTTTTTGCGAACATCATAGAAGAAAAAGACAATGTAAAATCTGTACTCCAAGCTTAATATGTTGTCATAATAAAGTAAAAAGACATTGTTCTTTGTGTAATCCCAAAGTTTTTTGCCAACATCATAAAAGAAAAAAACAATGTAAAATCTGTAATACTAATGTTGATCATTTTTTTATATAAAGATTTAATTAAATATTACGATTATGAAATGCCATCATAATAAGATTAAAAGAAATTGTAATATTTGTAATAAAAAATATTATTGTATTCACAATATAGATAAAAAAAAATGTTATTTATGTTCTTCGAATATAATATGTAAGCATAGTAAAAGACGTAGTGAATGTAAAAATTGTAATGGTAAATTAATTTGTTTTCATAATAAAAGAATTTATGATTGTAAATTTTGTTATCCAAAAATAAACTGTGCTCATAATAAAAAAAAATCTGGTTGTAGAATTTGTTCAAAACATTTATTTTGCGAACATAATAGAAAAAGATCCAGTTGTATTAAATGTAAATACATATTTATGCACTGTATTCATAATAAAAACAAATATTATTGTTCTATATGTAATCCAGAAAAATATTGTATTCATAATAAAGAAAAAAGATTTTGTATTAAATGTGATGGTAAAGGATTATGCCCACATAATAAAAGAAAATCCAGATGTAAAAAATGTAAAGAAACATTAAAAAAAACAAATTTTTATCATATGAATTTAACAAATAATTATGAAAAATGTATGCATAATAGAATTAAATATAACTGTTCTTTATGTATAGAATCTACAAATAATATAGAATCTATAGATAATATAGAATCTATAGATAATACAGATAATACAGATAATATAGATAATATAAATAATACAGATAATACAGATAATATAGATAATATAAATAATACAGATAATACAGATAATACAGATAATACAGATAATATAGAATCTATAGATAATATAGAATCTATAGATAATACAGATAATACAGATAATATAGAATCTATAGATAATACAGATAATACAGATAATATAGAATCTATAGATAATACAGATAATACAGATAATATAGAATCTATAGATAATATAGAATCTATAGATAATATAGAATCTATAAATAATACAGATAATACAGATAATACAGATAATATAGAATCTATAGATAATATAGAATCTATAGATAATATAGATAATACAGATAATATAGATAATATAAATAATATAAATAATATAAATAATATAAATAATATAAATAATATAAATAATATAAATAATATAAATAATATAAATAATACAGATAATATAGAATCTATAGATAATACAGAAAATCTAAAATTTATAAATATAAATTGTGAAAAAATTATAAAATCAATAGAATATTTAGAATCTCTAGATCATTTGAAATATTTAGAATTTTTAGATTCATTAAAATGGTTAGAATATCAAAAATCAATAGAATTTATGGAATTATTAAATAGTTGATAAAATAAATGGTAAGAGTTTTAGAACGATGTTCTGTTGATGAAAATAAAGATGATGAATATTTTTCAAAATACTTAAAATTAAGCTGGAATTTTGCAAACAAATATACAGAATTAAAGAAGTTGAAAAGAGATTTTGAATTAAAAAAAAATAATATAATTACTTATGAATTTAACAAATTATATTATAATAATTATAATTATAATTCATCATTGATAATATCAAATAATATTGCAAATAGAGTATTAAATAATGAATTTTATGATATTTTAGATAAAGAAAAAAAATTAATGGATATTGAAATTAATTATATAAATTATAGAAATTTATGTTATAATGTATAATTTTGCAATAATAATTTTATTTTTTTTTGTAAAATAATTTTTTTGAACTGATCAAAAATTTTTTTATATAAATAAAAATCGGAATAAATTTCATAATAAAATTTTAAATTTGTATTTTTATAATAACGTTTTTTATATTCTTCAATAGTTATTTTATAAATTTCTTTGTCTGCAATAAAATTATTGGTTTCATAAACAATTATAGTTAGTGGTTCATTTGTATCAATTTCAAAAATAAATTTTTCATCAAAAAATGAATTATTATTATCTTTTATAGTTTTTGTAATTAAATGATAATTTTTATGTAAAATTTCAATTTTAATATCATTTAATGAAAATAAATCATAATTACTATTTGATTTGTAAGATATTAAATGTAAATTTAATAATTGCATTTTATCTTTGGAAATAAATAATTTCTAAAGTATGTAAATAATCTTTTAATATACCTGTTTCTTTTTTTTTAGTATAATAATACTTATTTTGATAAGTTTTTAAATTATTTTTAAAAAGTAAATGATTTTTTGTAAATTTATATTCACGAATAATATCTTCAATATCTTTATTTTTAAAGAGTTCTTTAATTTTGTTGTTTGTTAATTTCATATGAACTGGGATTATTATAATTAATTTAAATCATTTTTATATAATAAATGATAGGTCAATTATTATTAGAAGCAATAATAGTAGGAATTTCAACAGTAATTGTTGGTTCTTTAATAGGATTTATAGTTTCTTTGTTTATAAAGAATGATTTACCAGAGTTATGTAAAGATTGGAATAAATTTTATGTAATGGAAATAAGTTTATTTTTAACTGGATTTACATTACATTTATTATTTGAAGTATTAGGATTAAATAAATATTATTGTAAAGAAGTATATTCTAAAAGTAAAAGAATTATATAAAAAAATAAATAAAATAGTTAATCATCAACTATAAATAAAGGTTTACATTCTTTAATTAAATTATTTTTATAATTAACCATTTTACATGAATCAGCTATTTTTTTTAATATTCTTGCTTTTTCTTTTAATATATCTGATTCATCTAATGTTTTTGCTTTTCTACTTAATTCAAATAAACTATGATGTTTGTTAGTTAAAATATCAAATATTTTACGACTAATATTGATGTATAAATCATTAGCGGCTTCCATTTCAATCCATTCTGATTTCTCATTTTTTTTATACCATTTATCATTATTAACTTTATAATCGTTTTTGTAAATAAAATAAATAATCATAGCAATATCATAATGAGAACCTTTTGATTGTATAGATTGTTCTATTAATTTTTCTAAATATAATTTATCAGATGGTTCTTCAGTAGTCATTATTATTATTTTTTTATATCTTTTTGTTTATATATAATTTATATTTTTTTTAATAAGGAAATCTCATTAATTTAAAACCAGCAGCTAATCCAATTCCTTGTTGTGCGGATTGTGAATATGTTGGACTTAATACATCTAAAATAGCAAATACACAAGCAGCAGTTGCAGCTAATATTGAAATTTCCCAAATATTTAATTTATTAGGTCCAACCATATCTAATAAATATGCTACAATAGCAATCATAAGACCTTGAAATACATATTTCAAGACTTTAACAATTAAATCATTAATATCAACTTCATACATTGTTGTTTTATATATATATAAAGATTTAAATTTAAAATAAAATTAATAAATATGTCTGAACAAAAAATTGATTATTTAGACGAAGATGAACCTTTACGTAACCAAAATTATGTATGTGTTTCTTTTTTAAATCCAGAAGATGCCTTAAAAAATAAAGAAATATACTATTTTTCAAAATTTATTGATAAATTTTCTAAAGATATGACATTATTATTAGATAGTTTAAAAGAAAAATTTAGTGATCAAGAAGAAATTATTGATTCTATTAAAGATAATCATAAATATATATTTAATAATAATGAATTAAATGAACAATTTGCATTTTTTAAAAATATTAATTCAAATGAAATTGAAAGTGAATTTCATAAAAATAATGATTTTAAAACAACTGTAAGTGGTATTAAAGTTAGAGGTGTTTATGATACAATTGAAGATGCTAAAAAACGATGTGAAAAACTTAAACAAAAAGATCCATATTTTCATATTTATGTTGCTCAAGTTGGTTGTTGGTTACCATATGAAAGTCATATAGCATCTAATGTTGAAAATGCACAATATTCAGAAGATCAATTAAATACTTTAATGAAACATTATAAAGATAATAAAGATAATAAAGATATGGTATTTGATGAAAGAAGAACAGATGCTATTAAAACTAGTAATGAAACAACTGAAACAATTTCAGATGAATTAACAAATAAAGAAGATCCTTGGTTATCTGCTAAACAATAAATATTGTGCTTAAAAATGTTAAAATATTATATATTAAATTAAATAATGAAATCATCAAAACCTTCATTAAAATTAGAATTAAAAAAATTTGATCCATCTAAAATAAAAGATGATTCAGTAATTGTAGCAATTGCAGCAAGAAATAGAGGTAAAAGTGTATGTATAAAAGATATATTATCATATCATTTTAATATTCCAATTGGAATGGTTATTTCTCCTACTGAACATGCAAATGCTTTTTTTCAAAATTTTATACCTAAAATGTTAATTCATGATGAATATTCACCAGGATTAATTGAAAAATATGTTAATCGACAACAAAAAGTTTCAGGAAAATATAAAAAAGAACTGGAACAATATGGTACATCAAGTATTGATCCAAGATCATTTTTAGTCATGGACGATGCAATGTATGATAAATCATGGGTTAATGATCAAAATATACGTAAAATATTTATGAATGGACGACATTATAAAATATTTTTTTTATTAACTATGCAATTTCCTATGGGAATTAGTCCTGCTTTAAGAACAAATATAGATTATGTTTTTATTTTCAAAGAAAATATTAAAAAAAATAAAGAGAGATTATATGAACATTATGCTGGTATGTTTCCAACATTACAAGTATTTGAACAAGTTTTAGAACAAGTTACACAAGATTATGGTTGTTTAGTTATTGATAATAGAGCATCTGGTAGTAAATTAGAAGATCAAGTTTTTTGGTATAAAGCTGATCCTAGTAAAAAAATGAAAATGTGTGATAGTGCATTATGGGATTTACAAGCTGTTCAAGATGAAAAAGAAAGAAATATAGTAGATACTGATGAAAATGATGAAATTGATGAAAAATATGATCCAAACATCATTATTAAAAATAATAAAAATTCTTGTAAAATAACTGTTAAAAAATCATATTATTAACTTAAATTAAATCCTGTTTCAATTGGTTCTGGTATATAATTAACTTTTACTGTTTGTTCATTTTTATTACTATTATATAAATAATATAATATAAATGTTGATACAATATATATTACGATTAAAACTATAATATCCTTACTTTTAATAAAAGTTTTTTTTTCATACATATTAATAACCAGAAATATTATTAATGTTAAACATAATGAATATATGTAATACATTTTATATCCATTTATTATTTTTATTTTTTTAAAAAAACGCATTATCAATTATAATCGTTTTTATTGTTTTTTCATCTATATTTTGTACCTTTTTTTCTTCTAATAATTCTTGTTTTTTAACTTGTTCTTTTGCTATTTTTTCTTGTTCTAATAATTGTTCTTTTACTTGATTTTTTGATTCAACTTGATTTTTTGATTCAACTTGATTTTCAGATTCAACTTGATTTTCTATTTCATTTTCATCTTTTTTTTCAATTTCTACTACAACTTCTTTTTTAACTTGTTCTTCTTCACTATTTTCTGATTTAACTTCATCTTCTTCACTATTTTCCGATTTAACTTCATCTTCTTTTTCATTTTCTAATTCAATTTCACTTTCTTTTTTATTTTCTACTACAACTTGAACTTCTTTTTCATTTTCTGATTCAATTTCTTTTTCTTTTTCACTTTCTACTACAACTTCATCTTCATCTTCTTTTTCACTTTCTTTTTCACTTTCTACTACAACTTCACTTTCTTTTTCACTTTCTACTACAACTTTATTTTCTTTTTTACTTTCTACTATAGCTTCATTTTCTTTTTCATCTTCTTTTTCATTAACTATATTAGTTTGTTCTATTTTTTTTATTTTATCAATTTCTAGTTCTTTATTATTTTCAATTTCCATTTTCTTTATTAATTCTTTCTCCATTTCTAATTCCAATTGTTTTTCCTGTAATAATTTCTTTTTTTTTAATTTTAAAAGTTTTCTCTGTCTATTTTCTTCTTGCTGTTTTTTAAAAATCATTAATTCACTTCTAAATTTATCTTGCTGTTTTTTAAATTCTTTTTGTTCTTTTAGAAAATTTTCTTTTTCTAAAAATAACTTATACTTCTTTTCATTGATTTTATTTTCCTGTTCATTAATTGTTTCTTCCCATTTTTTTTCTTTTAAATTATTTTGAACTGAAATAAGATTATCCTGAATATTTTTGTCATAATTACTTTGATTATGAATATCTTTTAATTCATGATCTTTTTTTATATCATTATTATCTAGGTTAAGACACTTTTCGTGTTTATTTTCTTTTTGTGATTCTTTATCAACTCTATTTTCTTCTTGAAATTCTTCATCTTCTATATTTTCTTTTTGAAATTCTTCATCTTCTCCATCTTCTTCATCTTCTCCATCTTCTCCATCTTCTCCATCTTCTCCATCTTCTCCATCTTCTCCATCTTCTCCATCTTCTCCATCTTCTCCATCTTCTCCATCTTCTCCATCTTCTCCCTCTTCTCCTT